AACAAACCAGATAATCCTGCTAATTATGGTCAAGGTCCTTCTGGAAGCACAAGATTATGTTCCCACAAATTTGTTATTGACCAACCAATGTTTAATATTTATGGGGCAAACATTGGTTTCATTTACGTTCGTTTTCATAAAAGAGGAAAGCGTGGAACTGATTGGGCTTACGGACCAGTCAATATAGAAATATATAAGAACTTTGCAAATAGCAATTCTAAGGGTCATTTTATTAATACCACACTAAATAGCATGGGTCATCGCCCAGCATCCTCAGAAGAAGTTGGAAAGTATTTTGGTGACTTTGATCCAAGCAGTGGATCTGACTCTCAAGGCATTAGACTAAATGCATGAAGCATTTAAATGTCTTACGGGGTTTTGGCCCGTTTTATTGGATATATAGAGACATTCACAAAGGTTTTAAAGTATCTCTTGGTTTTATGAGAGAAGCAAATTACCCTTGGAGAATTGGTAAAGGTATACAAATAGGTTTTGGTAAGTATTTATTCCAATTTGGTTTATGTAAAAGAAGTAATATTATTACAGAAACAGAAGGATTACTAAAAGCCATTCAAGGAAGAGAACTGAACCATACGCCAAAGGAATTGAGGGAGTGGAAATGAATCTATGGAAACGAGTAGTTAATAATACGACCACAAGTTCAAGAATAATGAAAATGGATAAACCCTCTTTGTTAAATTGGTTTGATACAACCCTTATGGAATTGGGTGGTGTTTTTGATAAATACCGATTTCATGACCAAGATTTTGAGCAAGTTTCAGAGTTGGTAATGATTATTCTAGATTTGCATGATGAATTAGAACATAGGGAAAATGCTAGAAACTAACGAGTTAAGTCAAGAAGAAGAAGATAATCAGTCTGTACTAGACATTGAAGAACTTTCTCCAGAATTAGACCAAACTACGGCAGAGTTTGTAGACACTTTAGTTAAACGGATACTTTTGTTTACTGAAGAATTTTGTGACATTGAGTTTTTTCCTTATCAAATCCCTATTGCATATCGCTTAATTGAATCTATTATTCTTGGAGATGGTGATGAACTAACAGTTATTGGTTGTCGGCAATCTGGCAAGTCTGAAGTTCTTTCAAATGTGATGGCTTCCATGATGGTTATCTTGCCAAAACTTGCGCCAGTTTATCCAACGTGGTTAGACAAGTTTGAAAAGGGTTTTTGGTGTGGTGTATTTGCACCTACGGAAGATCAAGCCGATACGGTATTCAGCAGAATTGTGACCAAACTTACAAGTGATCACGCTCTTAATTTTCTTCTTGACCCAGAAATTGATGATAAAGCAGCCTCTGGTGGAGCACGTGGTAAAGGTAAAATAATCTCTCTAAAACACTCTGGCTCACTTTGCCGTATGCAAACGTGTAACCCAAAGGCAAAAATTGAATCAAAAACCTATCACTTTGTATTGGTAGACGAGTGTCAAGAAGCAGACGAATATGTGATTGCCAAATCAATCAAACCAATGCTTGCCTTTAATAACGGAAGCATTTGTCTTACAGGAACGGCTAGTCGTAACAAATCTTACTTTTATAAGATGATTCAATTCAATAAAAGGCGAGGTGTGACCAGTAAAAGGAAGTCTCGTCAATCACATTTTGAATACGATTGGAAAGTTGCTTCTAAATACAATGTGAATTATGGTAAGTTTATTGCCAAAGAACGCCTACGTATTGGAGAAGAGTCAGACGAGTTTTTGATGTCTTATTGCAATCGTTGGATTCTTGAAAAAGGTATGTTTGTTACAGAAGAACGTATGGAGCGTCTTTTTGACCAAAGTATGCCATTGGTCAAGGAATGGTGGAGAACACAATTAGTGGCAGGCATTGATGTTGCTCGCTCTAATGACTCTACAGTTGTAACAGTTGTATGGGTAGATTGGGATCATCCAGATGCTTTTGGCTTTTATGAGCACCGCATTCTTAATTGGCTAGAGATCAATAACCAAGAATGGGAAAAGCAATATTTTGAAATAGTTGATTTTTTAAGGCATTATGAAATCATGAGGGTAGGAGTAGACTCCCAAGGGGTCGGAGGCGCTGTAGCAGAGCGTCTACAACTCCTTTTACCTGATATTGAAGTAATTGCCATGTCCTCTGATTCTAAGTCACAGCACGAGCGCTGGGTGCATCTGACGGAACTTATACAGCGTGATCAACTAGTAATCCCAGCACACTCTAAAGCCCGTAGAATGCGCTCTTGGAAAAAGTTTAATCAACAAATGAGTGATCTAGAAAAGGTTTACAAAGGTCCATATTTGCTTGCAGCAGCGCCAAATGAAAAAGGGGCTTTTGATGACTACCCCGATTCCCTTGCTTTGGCTTGTGCTATGACTATCTATGAAACGCTTCCTGAAGTACAAGTAGGCACTTCTCCCTTTTTTAGATAGACACAGGCTCAAAAAAATGATAAAGTTAACGTACTCAATATTTCACATTTGGAGGAATATATAAAATGAACGTATCACCAGCACCAATGTTTCAAGAGCGTGAACCAACGATGTTTGAACGCACTATGGCACCAAGTATCCCAATGAATAAAGGACCTCTTCGTTTTGAAGAAGGTATCGCAACCGATACTGACGTTCCTAACGATTTTTCACGTGGAGCATACTTTGATACATCGTCTGCAGCAACTCGTCAAAACCACAACAACCCTGAAGGTGTCTTTAAGCATGCTGAAGAGACAATGCAGGAAAGGGCACATGTTGGATCTGCTTCATGGATTGAAGCCCCAGTTTTGCTATCAGACTTCGTTACTGGAGCAATGGCTGGTGATGGTATGCCAACATTTGAATTGGAAATGAATACTGGTGGACATATGAACAGGCCAAACCCAACAGTCGTATTTGACTGATAGTCTTTTAAAGTCTGTTTGTAGTGTCAAGAGCAACTACTGGCGATAGTCCTTGGGGTAGAAGTGATGACCCACGAAGGATTATTAAACCGCTTACTACATCTCTCTCTGGAATTCCAATTGGTAATGCTGGAATTAGTGGTGGTGGTCTATACGACTTTAGTGCTATGCGTCAAGCACGTTGGTCAGAGTTTTACAACACGCAACATAACCATAAAAACTTAGGTTATGACACTGCTTTTAAAAACAAGTATGTTTCTAGAGATGCTGGAAGCCGTGTAGGTTTTATTGGTGGTCAAGGTTTTACAGCACGAAAAGAATCTAGTTCTGCAAAAACCGCTAAAGACCCTCTAGATTCTTTTAGAGGACACAAACCTTTTACACACTTAAAGGGTGCAGGGGTGGCTCCAAGAATTCGCTTTATGGATACATCACGCATGCGCAGTCGTGCTATGTTTATTTATAATAAAGCAAATCCAGGAAACGTTAGCAACCTAGACATGGTTCGCAAACAAGACTACGATGAAATTAAAAGTAGTCGTAGTGAAACTAGCAATTTTTCAAAACTAAATGTATCGGCCTTATAGAATATGGACTCTGGCTGGGCAACCATTTTCGCTGCAATTATTCCAATCTTTGCAGCAGGATTTGTCTGGCTGATGAGACAGTTTCATATTATGCATACTGAAAATAAACAAGATCATGCTGGTGTTATGGAACAATTACAGCATGTTACCAAAGTGGTTGAAAAGACAGGTGATCGTTTAAATGAGCACATTGATTGGCATGTCAAGAAATGAATAAGAATATGCTCTTAAATGTTGTCCTTCGTATTCTTGCCACCTTTGCTGCATCTGGGTTAGGCGTAATTGGTGCTGGGGCAATCGCTGGAGTACCCCTATGGAAGGCTTGCTTTATGGCAGGCATTGCTGGGGTTGCGTTTGTAGTTGAAGAATTGTCCAGATCATTCTTAGATGATGGTAAACTTACGCTTGCAGAAATTAATGCTGTGTTTAATAAAGTAGATGGAAAAGAAACAGAAGTTGAGGAAGAACCGAAACTCAGAGGTAAAAAATGAGTAAAAAAGTTGCTTGGGATTACGTAGTTCCTGTAGTATTGCCGCCAAACCTTAAAGGAGTTGAACCTGGAAAATTGCCTGAAGAAATGCTTGTCAAAATCGCAACAGGTGGAAAACTCCACAAACGAGCCGCAGACGCATGGAACGCAATGGTTGCAAAAGCCAAAGAAGACGGAATTGAACTTAAGCCCACGAGCAGCGGCGATTTATATCGCACATACGAAAGCCAATTGGCTGGTTTTAAGCAACGCTACGTTTTGGAACCAATTGCAGGAGCAAGCACGAAGACGTTTGAAGGAAAAACCTGGTACCTGAAAAAGGGTATGGCGATGCTAGCGACACCTGGTAAGTCCATGCATAACCTCGGTTTGGCAATTGATATTGCTAATGCGTCAGAACCAAAGCGCTTGAACTGGCTAATTGCCAACATCAAAGACTTTGGTTTTAGTTGGGAAGTTGTCCCAAGTGAGCCTTGGCATATCCGACTTGTCACTGGTCCATTTCCAACACCTGCTGTTGTAGCATATGTGTTGGCACAGAAACCTGCTTGACATATATTTTAATGTGGACTAGGCTTTGTGACCTAGACCAACTGAAGGTGGTTGCATGCGTGTACAAGATATTGATAGCATTATCTATTACCTGAGTAAGGTCTTTGGAGGTCAACAAGATGCTGACGAGTTGTTTAGATTGCTTGAAGTTCTAAAACACGAACGACACAAACTGGAGAAGAAGCATGTCAAAAAGTAACGAAGAAGAGACATTACTTAATCGTCTTGTACAACTTTCCAAAGTTGTTGACGCACCTTGCCCATTAGGACGAGTGCATAAAATGTTAGACACAGTAACCGCTTCAGCATTGCTTGATGCATTACAGAGTCCAGCATCAAATACAGCAATACACCAAGCCTTAATTGATGAAGGTTTCTCAATTGCAAGGGCAACAATTAATCAAAAACGTGCGTGTTTCCGAGAGGGAACTGACAGTAAGTGCCTATGTTTACCTAACAATTTGGGAGTAACTAAATGAGTAACCTACAAGAAAAACTATCAACCCTTGCTACTGAGCAAGAGTTAAAACAACGTAAGGACAAAATGCTTGGAGCTATTGCAGACATGTTAGTTGCCAAAGACATTAATCTTGATGAGATAGGTAATGTAGAAAAGGTATCTATTCGCCATGCACTATCTCCAGACAAGAATGGAGATGTTCAAACTAGGACTACCACCACCGTACAACTTTCACCTAAGTGGGAGACTGGTCCTGAATGGCCTGTTGTACA